GAAAATCTAAATTTAAATCTTTATAGATTCTCGCACTTCTTTTACTTTGATTTGTTAGTGTACCTGCGTCATAACTTGCCATTTAATCTCTCCTACTACTATTTATAACAATATTATCCATTTGCGAATACATTATCTGAACCTGAAGCAGAAGCATTTGCAACCCAACTCCCATGACCAGCAGTTGCGTCACCTAATCTATGTATTTTAATATTATTCACATAAACATTGGGACTTCCTGCAGCCGCAGGATCACCACACGCCGTAGTATCTCCTACACGAACAGTTGCCGCCCCATTTGTAAAAACATTTGACGAACCAGTGGCATATGCTGTTTGATGAAAAGGATTAGGGGTAGGACTTGCGTGACCTACATGACTATCTAATCCTACTCTAGTTACTGCTGGCATTTAATTTTTCTTTCCGTTTCCTTAGGTAATATGTTCTACCTTTTATTTTATAAACTTTTTTTGGTCTAAATTCAGGTTTTTCAGATTCATATGATCGAATAACCCAATCAAATATTTTTTTAAGATATTTCATTGGAGCGTCCTCCTATATTATGTTACTTTTTCTTTTTATTTGTTTTTTTCTTTAATGGCGGCTTAGTTGCCTTGAATTCATTGAACGCACCTTTAACTTTTGACATACCTTCTGGTGTAGGAACTTTTCCTTCATCAATTAATCTTTGTCTGTTAAGTAGATGTTGTTTTTGAACGTTGTCTTTGTCACCACCGTTGTAAGCAACAGCGTGTCCTTCGTTCATTAATACGTCAGCAACATTTTCGCCGTTCATAGTTCTAAAGTTACCTAGAATACGACCAAACTTGCCTTTCATATTTTCTCCACCCTTTGTTACCTGTGATAACAAGATTGCTTCTCCACCTAATAGTGAATTTAATCTTTCTTTGGCAGCCAGACCAAATACTTTTTCAATTTTGTCAGATGTTCTTGATTCTGGAGTGTCAATACCATTGAGTCTTACTCTTTCATCTCTAAGCCAAACACCAAAACCTAAATCTAGGTCAATGTCAACAGTATCACCGTCAACTATTTTTGTAATTATACATTTATATTCGTACATAGTTTTTTTCCTTTGGATAACTAATAAATTTAATAATAACTATTTATAAGTGCTTGACGAAACCTTGCAAAAATGATATAATGTAGTTACAAGTTTTGATGGAGACGGAAAAACTTGGATGCACGGCCTGGTTCCTAGGACCAGGTCGGAAAATCTTTAAAATGTTCTATTTTTGTTCTTTTTTTGTTGTATTTTTGCAACATTTTAATTTTTTACCCATTTCACTCCATTTTTTTCTTGTAATCTATTGGTTTTTAGTGTATTATATATGTATATTATGAGAAAAACAAATAAAAACAATGATTCTATTAACTGCGACACTTTGTGCTATATACAAACGTCAAAAATTATGATAGAATATACTTATATTATGAAACAAACAATAAAGGAGAATAAAATATGTCACAAAAACTAAAAGATTATATCACAGATACAGTTACAGATCAAATTGATAAGTTGATCTCAAAACTAAAAGATAAATCAATTGATTACGAAACAGCTAGAATGAATATATTGAGTATACCAAACCTTGATATGGTTCAAATTGATTTTGATAATGTTGATGAGGTAATTGCTGAGGAATTAAATGATTAAATTTAAAAACATGAGTGTATTTTTAGGAATAATTGGTTTAGTTCTTATGATATTTGCTACTGGATCTGTTGAGGCAAATAACTTTCTAATTGGTTTTGTTTTTGCTTTGTTAGGTACTACCACTATGATCGGTTCTATCTATTCACAAGAAAAAGAAAAAAAACAAAGAATTCAACTCCTAATAAAAAGAGTTGACAATGTTAATAAAGTAGTATATGATAACCCTACTATGACAATGTTTAATCAAAGTAAATTGATTAAGAAACTAAACGAGAATTTATATTATAAACAATAAAAAGGAGAAAACATTATGACAAACGAACAATTGAGAAAAAATATAATGAAACTTGCGTTAGCTGAAAGTGCTACTGATTGTACCATTGTGTGTGGTACTTTATTTGCTAAGTTTGATGTTTCAATACACGAACAAATGGCAACAAACTTGAAGAAAACTTTACAGACTTTCTTTGATAAAAGAAAAGCAAATGATTGTAATGTTCAAATGTCAGGTACATTACCTGATAATGAATATGCCTATGATTTTGTACCAGTTATAGATTATAGATTAGATGGAATAGGAATATAATATGAAAACAAATAAGGAGAAAAAAAATGTACATTAATGGACATAATAATAAAGTTGATGTTATTCAAAATGCAATTGATAATATTGACGATGGCAATTTAGATAACGCAAAAGATATCTTAATTCAATTAAAAGAAATTGAATTGAAATCTACTGTATATAAAGGACAAGTTTACGATTATAAACAAGATAAATTTATTCCTTATGCTGAATTTTGGGCACAAAAAGAATCAGGATTTAAAGAATCAGGATTTAGTGAAGGAATATTATATGGTGGAAAAGCTGATTCAGATGAAGTTGATTCAGATGAAGAAGTTAAACATGATAATCCATATGTAGCAGGAGAGGGAATATAATATGATAGAAGCAGGAGTACAAGGTGAAGCAAATTTTATTACAGCAATACTAACACAAGCAATTGAGGATGCAAGATATCCTGGTTTAAGTAAGAAATATCTTAAACATAAGATAGAAGCCATCAACTGGATTATGAGTGATGATCCTCAATTTCAAGAGTATTGTAAATTACTTAATATAGAACCTAGATGGGTTAAAGATAAAGTTGTAAGTAATAACGATTATAAAATTAGTAGAAAACAAAAAGTCTTATTGAAACCAATAGTGAAAGCATTATTACAAAGTAAGACTTACAATACACAACAAGCAATAACATAAGGATATAACATGAACAACCCATACGATAAACAAGTAGGTGGCAGTCACTATAAGAATATGAAAATACAACCTAGTGAATTTATAAACAAGAATCAATTACCATTTGCTGAAGGCAATGCAATTAAGTATATTTGTAGGCATGGTAGTAAAGGTAATAAACAAGACCTTGAAAAAGCCAAACATTATATTGATATGATAATTGAAAGAGATTATTCAGATGAAAAAGAAAAATCTCCATTGTTATTAGAAAAAGAGTGGGCAACAATTAATAAAGAATATATACGACAACAAGATCCTAGACATAATCAAGAATGAAAAGTAAACTATTAATATTATCATTTATATTAATACTATGTGTAAGTTGCACTAGTACAAATAAGAAACTAGAAACACACCCTACTAATAATGTAAATGCATTAGAGAAGTTTTGGGATTCACTTCGCCCACTTCGATTATTACACGGCATTAACAAATAACATATAACGGAGTGTAGCGCAGCCTGGTAGCGCATCTGGTTTGGGACCAGAGGGCCGCAGGTTCGAATCCTGCCACTCCGACCAATTAAAAATCTTTAGATATTCCAACTCCGAATTGAGGGTTTTCTTTACATTCAGTTATAGCATTATTGATAGTATCAACCTTACAACTTATCTTAGGTTTGATACCACAACTATACATTGTTATTACTACTACTATTAATACTATTATCTTTATCATATGATTTTCGCTACTTGGAGCTCAGGTGGTTTCTGAAAGACGCACACACATACTTATAAGGATACCGATCCTCACTTGCTTGATTATCATAATAAAAAATGTTATAATATAGATATGAAGATAATAGAAGTATTAATATATACATTAGGCATACTAGAGTTTCCTTTTGATGAAACACAAAAATGTAGACCACAAGCAGAAGCACTTATTGATAAGCATACTGTCTTTATTGATTACATAGATAATCCTATATATTGGGCTAAAGGTGATTATTGGTTAGGAGAAGACGGCAAACATTATCGTCTTGCTGGGTTTAGATGTATTGATAAAGAAACTGGTAAAGAAATAGGAAAATCTGATTGGTAGTTAGTCTTTACGTTCCGTTTCTTCATAAAAGTAATCATCACTATCACCAAATACCCACTTACTATCCTGTTCACAAAAGAAGTACTTTGTTGATACTTTGAAGTCAGGTTTCTTTAATTCACTTGGTGTTAATGATTGTTCATACCATAACATACGATTGTTAGGTTGAGCAAAGAATTGACCATTGTCTAACTTACCGATATTGAATTGTTTATGTTCCGAAGGAACTTCTGAAGGACTTACATTAATCATATTAGGATCACTATGGACATTATCAATTGTAAATAGATATTCACCAGACATCTTACCTTTACCTTTTATCATTATATCTACATCACAATTTTTAAGTAATCGTTTGGTCCATACTTGTATATCATAACTAAAAGCATCCCACAGTTCAATCACATTTAAAGGTAGTTGTTCTTCTTCTTTGATATCTTTTTTCCAGACAAATGCAGATAAAGGAAACTTGTCATAACAAGCACCATACTGTGGTAGGTAGGCTTCAAACATAAGTGCTCGACCTTGCATAGATTTAACTGCTAATAAAATACATTCTTCAAACTCTCCATGACCTTTTTCTAGGTCGTAAAGATATTCTTTCTTTACATAACATTTAATGTAGGGTATATTGGCAACACATTGCATAGAAATACCTTTTATTTTTTAAGTCGTATGGGTTTAAGTCCTGTTTCTCTATTTAAATATTTATAATCAATCTTGACAACATCAAAGTCGTTCTTGATTTTCTCCGCAATCTTATAAGGGTCAAAGGCCGCACAAGAGTAAACGTCTATTTGCATGAGTGCCGGTATCGGTTCATCCCAAACGTGAATGGCAATGTGACTTGTTTCAATCACAGCAATACCTGTAATGCCACGATTACCTTCCATGTTACAATACTTGACATAAGGTCCCATGAGTATCTTCATATCAATAGAAGTGATAAAGTCTTTTAACCATTTGCTTAATGTTTCTTCGTCTGTGGGAACTTTATTTGCTTCTGCTCGAATAATAAGGTGCTTATGAATCAGAACAGGATTAATCATGGAGAGTTCTAGTTATTGACTGGTGCGTTGGCACGCCATTGGTAGCAACTCCAATATCTTGCAGTTGTTTTATCTTTCGCCGTATCACAACTATGTCTTGCACGAAAGGATTTTCGTCTTGCAGGATTATCTCTTTTGATCGATAGACCTGTTGTATCACCAAAGGATACTTTCTTTACCTTATCGCCATTTTGTACATACACATAAAACTTCTTACTACCACCACGTATCGGGTCATTCAGTTTTACCTTCTTACCTTGATACAACGCCTCCGTTATGGGTAAGTCTTTATAAACGGACTCACAGATAGCGTCAATGGTCTCTACTTGCTTAAATGTTTTCATATAGAGATATTTATAACCTTCGCAGGTAGTGAAAGTTTTTTTCCGATTTTTTTTATGTTTTACTCGTAGTATAAGAAGACTTATCATTTGCAATGAGCAGACATTCCGCTTGTATTTCCGCAATGACATTATCAATGACCTCGACCGGGGCTTTATCTTCCCCATACTTTAACTTCCGAAGAGTATCGCTGTATTTTTTGATAGAGTCTATCTTATTACATAGTTCGCTTATTTTGTGTAACATAGGTATAGTATATCACATATGAAAGAGTTTGTCAAGCAGTCATAGATAATGCTCGTTTCCTATACTCAGAAGCATTGTATTTATTTTCTCTTGCTTGATTTCTTTCCTTTGAGATATGCTTATGTTTCAGCTGCACTTTCTTTCTCTTTAAATCTGATATGAGTGCTCGATTGTATGAATTGTGTTTTTCGAGGGTATTGATTTGATTGTCTAGGTATCGATGTTTTCTTTTATAGGTGTCCTTATTGCTCATAATTCTCCTTTGTTAGACTACACTAATACTTATACAACTCTCCACTTAGGACCGTTGGAATCCTGAGAAAAAAAAGTACGAAAAAAAACCATAGGAAAAAGTTGAGTAAAGAACGGTCTATGTACGAACAGATCCCTTATGACTACTGGCGGGTCTTAACCAAGTTTTCCCCCTAGTGAATCTGACTGCACCAGCACACTAGTTCAGGTCGATACGATTACCATTGATGTCATGTAACGAAGCGTTCTGTGTATGTGTGTTCTGTGTACTCTGTGTTTTACTCTTACTTGTTTCTGTGATGGTATCAGATACACCAATGTTCATATTGTTACCCACTTGTATGTTTAGATTACGAGAGGCATTGATGTTTATATCCCCAGCGTCTTGACCTGACCCCAATGTGGTTAGGTTGATGTTACCACCATTGACTTCTACGTTGACGTTAGAACCCTGGCCGACTTCTATGTTATAGTTGTTATTTGCTTCCCCTTTACTATTGACTCGTATTCGTAGACCTTCGTCAATGGTATGGCGGCCGGTACCTTGTATGTGCATATAGTCGTCTTCTGTAATGATGGTATAGTTATCCTTTTTGATTCTTGTGATTCGAGTTCCGTTTGGACCAATTTCGTATCCTGTGCCAGACGTATGGCGTTCATGTATTCGCTCGGCGCCAGGCGTATCGTCCATCTCTCTTAGATGTCCGCCTTCGCTCTCATAGACATGATTACGAGGATAGGTTGCATTGTAAGAAGTTTCGGGTTCAGACCAGCTCGTCACATCAAGGTCATTATCTATGGGTGCCACACCATCAAAAACTCCGTCAATCTGTGCAATACCCACCGCAAGGTCTCGATCCGCTCTACGTAGCGTGAGAGTACTATGAGGATTACTCTCAACATCGTCCGTCTTCTCATTCACCGCCAGACGATTGACATCCGTTTCGGTATACTTAGGATAGTTAGCGTTAGAAGCATCTTGAAATCCTTTATTTGAATCCTTCGTAGGTAAGTTAGCAGGCACCCCAGGCAAAGTCCCCATGATAACAGGCTGCTGTGCCTCGCTGCCGTCCGTAAAGAAACCCACGACCCACGTGCCTTCA